CCAGACATCGACTTATCTTCGATTGTCTGTGCAGTAAACGAAATAGTATTTGAGGTGGTGTAGTAAGTCGCGTTCGGTACGAATACACCTGACGAGTGTGAGACCGAGATAAATCCGTTTGTGTTCGAAGAAGGAGCTACTTCGAGTACGCGACCTGTTGCAGCTAACATGCCATTTGAAGCATAGCGATAGACTGTATTACCTACACCTACGTTTGAGCTAATAGCGCTATAACCAACGTTGATAACAGGCTGAATGCCACGTTCGAACAACTTAAAATATTGCCCGCTGTTATAATCTGCAGTCACAAAGTCGAGATTGAGAACTTTCTCTGATACAATAGACTCTGCGTTTAAAGTGTAACCGTATCCACCGTCGACAAAGATGAAGTCCACAAGACCGGACTGAGAATCGATCGATTCAACTCGCGCGAGTCCACCGAGGCCTCTGTCGCTATTAGTAAATCTTACAATATCTCCAATATTAAAGTTACGACCACGAGTTTGAACAGTTACTCTTTTGACAGAACCTATCAACTTCGATCTCTTTGTAATATCGAATACTGGTTGATTGTTAATATTTAGACCGACAACTTCACCGTTCTTGAAATCTCCTTGACGACCAGAGATGTACAGAAGGTTAACGTAACCTTTACCCGCCCGACGACGGATATACTTCTCGACGAAAGCCTTGGCTCCCGAAAGTTGACCTACAACTTGTTTACCAACGTAGTCGATGTTATAGATCGAGTATCCGATCTCGAGATATTCTGGCTTTTCGTAAACACCGTCAGAAAGACGGAAGATTTTTTCTGCAGGATAACGTACTTCGGCTGATGTACCGTATACGAGTTTGAAGAATAAGTCAACCGCGCGCTCTGTACCTTTTGCACGATAAAGGTCGAGAGAGTTCTTGACAAGTAATTTCTTATTCGTAGCAGTATCAAACTGAATATTCTTCAGATATTTCTCTTTAAAGTGAACGATAAAGTCATCTGTCGTACTATCAATATCGCGATAATCTGGTAATCTTCTGCCGTGATAAAGCGGATTTGCAGCAATCGGCTGATATCGTGCGATACTCGACATATATGTCGAGTTAGCAAGTTGAGCAGCAGTGACTTCTATAATATCGTTATTTGAAGCAATATACTGAGTAACAATATTGCCAGAATAGTTAACATATGTGCCAGAGTTTTCTAGCCACTCGTAATACGCTTTCACAAACGCAATAAAGTTCTCTCCCTCTTCTTGGTAAAAAGAAGGAAATTGACTCTGAATTAACGGAGATATTCTTTTTTCTATATTCTTCATTATTCTCTAATCTGTTCAATTGTGACGTCGACGTCATTTTCAAGAATATTCAGTATTACATTTTGCACAGACGTGATATCCAGAGTACGTGGCTTGGCATAGATTTTCAGCGAGGTGCCAGTGTAATTAGTAATATTAAAGTTGTTAATTCGAATAATACCAGTATCGTAATCGACTGTTCCGATATTGAGAATGGTTCTGTTATTCGTTCCAGAAGTATTGACAATACGCATTACGCCATCACCATCATCTTCAAGGCGGCAATTCGACAAACCGTTATACGTAAATGTTGAAGAGCTTACGACATGAATGTCACCGGTAAGATACTCTGAACCTTTACCTGGAATATCATTCTGCAAGGCATTTTTAAAGTCAATCGTTACATTTTGTCCGGATGATACTACTCCCGAAGTTGCTAATGATACGAGAGAACCAGAAGTTGTTGTGGCACTTCCAGTAACAGTCGTACTTAATACCGGTGTTAGATATTTAATAAGTTCTATCTTCGTTTCGTTACTAATAATGCTTGCTTCTGCAGAATCAATATCTCGAATAAATCTTGAGTAACGAAGAGTGCGGCCAAAGTTATTGAGATTCGTAGAAGCGTGATTCAGAATAGAATCAATTACAAATGTTCGAATATCTTCTGGATTTAAACCTGTCAAGTTGATATTATATTTGATGTTTGTGTTCACATACAGATATGTGTAATCAGGAGAAACAAAGAGAGGCTCAATGGCCACAGAAGAGCGAGATCTTAAGAATCTTTTATATTCTGCTTCTTTAATTTTTGGAAGACCATCAACTTCATCAAGATCGATCGACAAGAAGATTCTACCGAATTGTGGAGGAGTTGCATCTTCTCCACCATATGCAACGACTGCATTAATTTCTGGAAAATTTGCTTTGAGTAGATTCTCGTAATCTTCTGAAGTTACTGCGCGTTCTTGAGTAGTAAATGCACGCGGAGCGTTATACTTAATCGAGTTAAGATCTTCTGCAACTGCGCCATCGGAGGCAGCAGTAATAGTTTCAATGACAACATTTGGTTCATTGTCAATACGAGCAGTATTAATAAACTTAAATGCACCATTTGGAAGTTCGCCGTTACATGTTCGATATTCAATAATGCAAGCAGAGTTATTTTTTGGCTTTCTTCCAACTACTCCGTCACCGAAGACAACTTCGTATGTGTCGCCAATTCCAGGCTGTAAGAAAAAGACTTTTGAGTTACCATCGTGTCCGAAAAGCGACGTCGCTCTCTTATAAGTTTGAACAGTTGTGCCGTTATCTTCGAAGACAGTAACTGATAAGCTTTCAATATCGACCCTTTTATTACTAATTTTATAGACGAGAGGTCTATCATAGTTTACAGTATACGTATCACTCAAATAGTTACCCTCGTATATTCGAATCGGCTCACTCTCATATACGAGACTTGATCCCGCTGGAGTTCTGTTTGTAATGACATAGTTTTCAGTAGTACTAAAATTGTAAGTAAAATCATCGACACGAGAAGTGAACGATGTACCCTTTGGAATGACAATCGATCTCTTTTCCGCATCTGTCGAAGTAATTACCAGCTGAATGACAGCCGATGAAGATCGAAAAGATCTTGGAAGATAGTTTAATTCTTTGGCATGCGAGATCACACTATCACGCAACTTAGCCGAATCAAGAAACATCTCGTTGCTGACCATGTTTAGATAGAACGCGTTCTGATATGTGTTGTACGAAAGCACGTCAAGAAGAACAGAAAGGTTACTTCCGTCGAAGTCGTAATCTTTAAATCTATCCTGAGATCTCAAAAATGTCTTCAGAGAATCTTTATAGGAATCGAAGTCTAATTGTGTAAGGACTATACTCGAATTTGCCATTATCTTACTCTATACAGGGTGAGTTGAAGTGTCTGTGGATTAGCATTATTTATTATCTCATAATAGACTGATACTTCATAAGAATGCGCAAACTCGTTTGATATGACTAAGACGTCGATTATTCGTGCGCGTGGTTCATATTTGGTAATAGAATCCACTACAGCATCTTTGATCAAATCGGATGTCATCACAGAAATATCTTCGAACAAGAATCTTCTTAGGCCGCCGCCAAATTCAGGATTAAATAAGCGTTCTTTGGTATTCGTCGACAAGATGTTTCTCATCGACCTTCTTACTGCTTGTTCATCTGTGTGAAGAGCCAGCCGCTTGTTCTGTGGATGAATATTGAAATCATTATAGAAATCAGTGAACACAGGTTCTCGCTGTATCGTCTTTCTTGTAGTGAGTATGTCTATTCTGTCTGTCATGGCATCCTGCTTTTATCTTATTTATGCTGGAATTAGTTCGCCTTCCGGCCCAATTGATGCGATAAGTATCTCAGTAACGCTATAGTTTTCGATAGAAGCGTTAGGAACATCGTCTCCAAGATCGTCTATTTGGCCTGTTGCCGCAAAGTTTTGATAATCTTCGTTGCTACCGATCGCTTCGAGTGCTGGTCCAGCGGTTCGAGTAAAAACATACTGTATCATAACTCCAGTTGACTTATTCGTTTCGAGATACGATACAAGCTTATCATTGACATCGTACACAAAGTAGTTCATCAGCATCTCATCATCTTCGTACTCGACGACATTTCCATCGTCAAGAGTAGTAACTCCTGGTTCTGGAACAATAAATGGCGGCGGAGCAGGAGGATTGAGATCTCCAAAAGAAGCTACTTCAGGAGTCGGAGCGTTGATGTCCGTGAAAAAATACCCGTTTTCTGATATTAAGTATTGATCTGTCATGCTGGTTTTGCCCACACCGGAGATACTTCAGGATTCGGTTCTAATCCATATTTTGTTCGCTTCACTTCGATACAGCTTGGAATGAGTCTTAAGATTGCGTCTGGAATACTAAAAATCGGTTTTAAAATGATATTTAATACCACACATACAGATACTTTACCGCGGCAAATATCAATGATCAACTTGATCGCCTTTACGATTTTATTTACGATTGGAAATTGACTCAGAATCCAACCCGGAGCTTTCAGAATGATATCATGTATCTTAGCAATCAAATCTGTCTGAAAGAACCTCTTAATCTTTTCCATGGCATCATCGAATGCATCTTCAATTCGATGCCACAGCTCTTCCTTCGAGTGAATCGTTTCTTTCTTCTTACGCAATTCTATATCAAACCCAATCAGATTTCCAAGTGTACCGAATAACGGAATAGGCAAGTTTAAAACGAAGTCTATCAGTTTATTCAATATCTTCTCGCCGAGATCTTCAAACGCTTTTCCAGACAAGACGTCCTCTTTGGCTTTCTTAATTTGTTTTTTAAAATCTTCGTACTGCGCTTTTAACTGTTCTTTAATAGACTTCGTAGGATCAATGAATACTCCGATTTTTTTAATAATAGGACCAATAATTGGAATCTTAGTCAATAGACCGATCATTGCATTGATGCATTTACCAATGAAATCGCTTAAGAGCTCTTTCATCCATCTCAATGCTTTCTGCCAAAACTCTTCTGCTTCGTGCTCAGGACTTTTAATTCCAAAGGTGCCATCATATTTTCCGTCTTCACCAAAAAACTTCTTGATTGACTCGATATCCTCTGCAATTGCAGCTTTAATTTTGACTTTGCCTTCTTTGGTAAAAAAGTCTCTAACTACTGGCTGATAACGAACAAGATTATCGCTTTCATCGATGAGTGTTACTGCTGTAATAAACGGAATTGGAATAGTTAGTGGATTCGGAATACCAAGAATGCTCAGAATCTTCAGTAGAGCTTCGACGATCTTCTTCTGAAAAAATACGTCGATCTCTTTCATGAACTCGCGAACTTTATACTTCATCTCCTGTTCTTTAGACTTGATCTTTTTAAAGACGTCTGTCATCAGAATGCCAGTAATATCGTCTACCAACTTTTCAATATCACGAATAGCTTGAATCAGTTCCTTGCCGCACTCGTCTTGAATAAACTTGGCCTGAAGCTTAAGCTGAGAGATGATCTTCGAGATTCCTACGAAGTAATCTTCTAGCTGACGGAAAGATATCTTTCCGCTGGCGTCACATTGTAAGCCCGGTATTTCTGGAACATAAACTATCGCTCTCATGCATTGAGTCCAATAATTGCGGCTTGTATATCAACTGCACCAGACTTTGACGTGACTGATACGGTGCCATTATTTGCAAAGATACCTACGTTACCTTGGTTTGCAAAGATGTCGACGTCTGAATGTGCGGCGATAGTGATTTTACCCAGATTAGATGTAATCTCGATTCCCTGGCTACCATCACTTTTACCCTGATTAAAGATAGAAATGTTTCCAAAGGCCAACTGAATATGATCCTTTACAGACTTCGTCACAATAGTCCCATCTGGCAAGATTTCGATATAAGATCCGGACTTATGAAAGATATGTACACGCTCTGAACCCGGTGTATCGTCAAACTCTACTACATGCCCTCCCCGAGTAGTCATCGTATTATTAAACGGGTATCGCGCCTTATTCTTCGAAGCAGGTTCAATGACTGCACCATTCTCTCCTTGAATACGATTACGAGACTTAAGTTCTGGTTCTCCTTGTCCTCGAGCATAAGATGATACACTGTGATTACCTTCTGGTGCATAGTTTAATACGCCGAGAATATATGCTGATGCTTGTTCTGGTAACTTCATACACATGACTCGAGATCCCTTTAAGAGACCGGTGGGACTTAATCCAATGCCCGAAACACCGGCACTCGTAGTAGGCATCATAATGTAAGCAGGCAAAAGATCTTCAGAATTTACTCTGTCAGAGTGTCCTAATATTTCTCTGACCAATATTCTACCTGTCTGTGGCTCATCAGCTTCTAATCCGAGATCTGAACTCGGATCTTCTGCTACGATACCTTCAAAGAATCTTGGAGCTTGCATCTATCATCCTCTAAGTTGTGTGTGTCTGTGGCAATCCACCAATGCCATCTTTTACAAGCTCGAAAGCTTGCATATACTCTGCCTTTTCGTTAAAAGTCAAAATATGTCGACACTTTGTGATGATGTAATTACCAGTAGTCATCGTGCTGTCTTCATTTGCTGGAGATGTTTCTCCTCTTGTAATACCGCTCGGTTCGGGAAATTGGCACTTAATGACATCACCGGTAGAAATAGCGCTATCGCCGTAAATCGTAGCATGAATAATTGTAGTTAAGAAGTGTGCCATATAATATGGCAGTTGGTTTTTCTTTTCAGCTCGTTCTGCGTTTTCAATTCTTGGATCAAAAGGAATAATTTGAATATTTCCTTCGTCTTTACCTATTTCATCTTGAGTTCTAAGACTTGAAGAGACAGACTTTTCATTTAAAGTTTGGAATTCTAAATTTTTTGGGTTAGTTTGGAAATTAACGATTTCACCAGTCACACTATTCTTGAGTTTAACTAAATTGCTTCCTGCGCCAATTCTTCTTGCAAGCCCTTGATTACCATTTTGAATAAGTTTTGTGGCTAGAATGTTTCTCCATTTCGAACCAGATACATTTAAATTTGTCAATCCGGATTGCATAAAACACTTATCACCGATATTCTCTTTACCTTCTTTGATCAGCATTTCCATACTCTTAAAAACAAATCCATACTTATTCTCAAAGAAGTAGAATGCATGACCCTTAAATTCTTGAGACATCGCATATTCTAATCGAATCTGATCGATACACTCAATTGGGGTTTTTTCAGTAAAGTTGAAGGCATGTAATCCACGAGTTTTTTCTGCAAATAATGACTTCTGAGAATCGATTGCCTGAAGATAAGCTTTCACCATGTTTTCGCAAGCTATCTTTTTTCTAACAAGTGGTAAGTTACGAACGGTGGCCGACTTCCATACTTCATATGTCACACACGAAAGTTTATAGATAACGGCTTTGTCATCGTTAGTAGGAATAACAGGATTAACTGCTATGATATAAAGCTCGTATCGAATAGAAGATTTTGGATTCTCTTCGTCGGTCGTAAAGTCAATTACAATTCTTTTGTCTGTAAAAACAAAATGATTAAACATGCCTTTTGCATCATAGAATTCAAACTCTGCGAGTACTGAAGGATTTAATACAGACTCGTATATGTTTGCTTGCACGCAGACAGGAGTCAAATCGAGTGCTTTACCACATTCAACAGTTTTGGCTGTGGCATCAATCAATAAGAATTCATTAAGTTTAAACTGTCCGTCTCTAATCGAAGTCATATTACGTGCTTATTTGTTGTATGAATTGTTTTTCTACTTCTGCCAAGTAAGAAGACTTAAGAACAACTACGTTTCTCTTGAGTTCGTTTGTTTCTTTCTCATCATCATATGCATTCACTGCATACCAGTATTCAGTTTCAGCATCAGGTATATTTTGGCTTAATACCTTT